GTTGGACATGGCCTAAAAGTTTCCTCCATTGACGAGTGTAAGTTTGGTAGTAGTTGCGTCTGCTTTAAATTTAGCAGAAGTTGAGTCATAGTAAATGACAGAGCCAGGAACTTTGTTGGTATCATCTATGTTGACCCCAACTGGCCCTTGTGGGCCTTGAGTGGCAATAGTAACAACGGTAGTATCACCTTCATTTACTGTAACAGTATTTTTGGTGGTTGTAACATTTACAGAAGTCATGCTGTATAACCCTCTGATACAAATATAGTGCCTTCTAAATAGTATTCTTTTAAACCAGTAGGATTTGTAAGAGCAACGTCATATTTTAAAACATCTGGAGTAAATGTTCCTGTCTGAGTATCTGTAAGTGCTATATCAACCGTTCCAGTGGTTCTATTTGTATAAGTTACCGCAAAGTCAGCATATTTATTGGAACGTGGCTCATCCCAAACTTGAGCAGCAACAGTAAAACCATTCAAATCTATCGCAGCATTATTATTATCCTTGAACACAAGTTGAATCTGATGATCCGCTCTTCTTTGAACGGTCATATTATATGTTCCAGGAGTTATTGCCATTAGCTTGCCTCTTCTGGTGTGTTACCTTCTGCGACCCAAGCTAAATATTCTCGATATTCTTCATTATCTGAAGCAGCAGGTATTGATTTTGGTAGCCAATCATCAAGAAAAGGTTGAACAGAATGAACATTACCTGTTTCTGAATCTTTATAGGCTCTGTATTTTGTGATTTTTGTTGACATAATTAAAGTTCAGCATTAAAGGCGATAAAACCGCCACTTTGGTCGATAGTTAAACAGGCTGCCTCACCTTTACCATTATCATCAGTTAGACTTGTTGATTTTAAACAGATTTGTCTTTCATTGGCTCTATCTATTGATAAATTAGATATTGACCTATCACGAGGTTCAACATCAAAGTGACTTAAAGAACTATATTCTAAAGTTGGTGTCGCTCTCATTATTACTCTACAATCATAAAAAACACGAATTTCTGTATCAGTATTATAAAAACCCATTAATGCACCCATAAATGCTCCATCGCTAACAAAATCATGTCTTTGATAATATCTTTGGCAATATTCAAGTGCTTTGTAATATGGGCAGCGTTCAAATTCTGTAGCGACAGGACTCATTTCAAATTGACAGCCAGTAAGAAACCAAGTAGCACCAGCGTGTTCTGGTAAATAAACGTGTCCAGCAGGTGCTCTTTTAACATCACTTGTAGTCCACTCATTTAATGTACCTGTTTCTAGGTCAGACCCATAACCTAAACCCCATTCAATTCGTAAACCAGTATTTTGTGGGTCTGTTGCAGATTGTCCTCCGCTAGTTGGGCCAGTTATTGTAATAGTTTTTCTTTCCCAAGTGTTAGCAGTATTTATCGTATAACTTGTGTAATAAAAATAATTATCACTAGATCCGTACCATTGAAGCCAAAGAGCGTATGTGCCAGTTTCACTTCCTTTTACATAAAAAGATAAAGTACAAGCCTTTGCATTAGCAGACCCCCATCTCAAAACAGTTACGTCTTGTTTCTCCATCATGTAATACAACTGATTATTAACATCGCTTCCTGATGGTTGAGATTGTACTGTTGTTGTTGTTATTTTTGATGAATTTCTAAAACCTAAGTTTGCTGGTACGTCAGTAGATTGACCGTGTGACCACCTGCCAGTAACACCACTACCATCAATATCTGTTTTAAATCTATCAATGCAACGATAACCAACAGTGCTAGTAACAACAACGTCTGCAGTTCCTCTTTGGGCTACTTCATGTCCACCATTTATGATGAAATTCTTGTTGCCCAAATTATTAGAAACATTTGCTGTACACGTTCCATCAGAATTATTAATAGTGATAGCAGCAGTACTAGCTCCTACACCTTTAACGCTGTTGACTTTAATTTCAGACATTAATCAGCCTCCTGTGGTGTATTGCCTAATTTTACCCATTCTAAGTATTCTTGGTAGTCTGCATTTCTTTCATCAAAAGGTATAAACGCTCCATCAGAAAGTCTGATAACAAGTTTGTCACCACATTCATCAACTTTGTTTAGTTTATAACTCATCCGAACTCTGCCTCCGCTTTTACTTTAATATTACCGTTGTTACTACCCATGCCTGTAATTGTTACCCAACATGGTCTAGCTCTGTTAACACTTCCTCCTGATGGTACTGATTCTAAAGTTACAGTAGGATTTACTCTCATTTGAACTGGAAAATCATAATGCTCTTGACTATAATTTCCATAATGAAAACGATCAGTTCCATCTCTAAAACAATATCTTTGGCACTGTCGCAAACTATCTCCAAATTTTAAATGCTCGAAAGCAGTAGGGGTATCTCCAACTTCTAGCTGCACTCCTGTAATTTCAAAAGTTGCATCATTAGTTGTGTACCATGTTGTTGTATAGTCAGGCATACGAGTTGAAGAATCTAACGCTGCCCACGCATTTAATGGTCTTGTTCCAGTTGAATCTGTTCCTCTAAATAAAGTAAATTCAAACCTTAAGCCCTCATCTTCGTTATTATCAAACTGCAACCCTGTAGCACCAGGAATTTTCTTCGTTATTTTTGTCCAAGTGTTAGCAGCCAAAGAGCCTGTTTCCATTACATAATTTGAAATAGTTCCATCTCTTGTAATTAAATTGAAATAAAAATTTTGTGCAATGCTTGATTTAACCCAAAACTGAAGAGATATATAACTTGTGGAAGATGTATAGTTCCAGCCACTAGCTGCTACATCTTGAGCCTCAACTGCCGTTTGAATTTTAACTAAATCACCTGAACCAGCACCACTTGTTTGGTTTCCGTTTGTTATTTTAAATGCCTTTCTAAAACCTAAAGAATAAGGTGTAGTGCCACTTGCAACATCAACCTGTGCCTGCGTAGGTTGTTCATCTACAGAACTTGTCTGACACTTAAATCTATCAACAGTGTGATAGCCACCGAAGGCTGATGTTGTACCACGTTGAGCTACTAAAAAGTCTCCGTTTCCTATTAAATTTCTATTGCTTAGTTGACCACCATTCATTCCAGAAACAGATACTAAATTGTCACTTGTATCTTTAGTTGCGACAATTCCATCTGCGTCTATGCTTGGAAGTTTTAATGTTCTGTCTGACGATGGGTTTGTATCTGGTGCGGATATTGAAACACCATTACCACTTGAATGTTTTAGTTTAATTGAACTCATGCAGCCTCCAACGCAGCGACTTTAGTTTCTAATGTTGTCACTTTAGCACTAAGCTCTTGAATAGATTTTGCCATCAAAGAAACCATTAGTGAATAATTAACTCCTTCTGGCTCATTGTTATCATTGTATTCAACAAAATTAGTAAGGCCAGTATCATGTACTTCTTCTGCAATAAATCCACCATAAGTTTGATCGTCAGCTTCTTCGCCTGTTCCATTACTTTTAAATGTAACTGGTCTAAGTTTTAAAACATCTGCAAGACCCCAAGTTGCATCTGCAATATCTTTTTTATATTTAGATGAAGATGATTGTCTAATTAAAAGTCCAGTATTAAGTATCCGAACTGGACTACCTCCACTTCCTGTTGTTGAATAAGTACCATTTGTTTGTACTCTTCCTTGAGCTACCAATGAATGATCTACACTTGTATTAACAGTTGGATCACCTAATATAAAACGACCATCTAAAGCAACTTTAAACATCATTTCACCACTAACAAAACCTCTTATCTCACCATTAGTGCCACTTGTACCCATAGCATTTAAAACAAGATGTCCACTACCATCAAGACCAAATTCTGCATCAGCACCACTTCTTGTGCATCTAATTCTACTGCCGTTTAAAGTTGAACCTGTAATATGTAAAGCTCTTAAAGGCGTACCTTCATTTATACCAACAAAACCTGAAGAATTTATTTTTACTCTTTCAGTTCCACCTGTAGCAAAACCCATAATATCAGACCCAAAAGTAATTCCTGTATTAGAGTCTGTTCCTGATAATGGAGGTGCTGATGCTGAACCATCTAGCCCAGAAATACCAGTTGTTCCGTTAATTGTTAAAGCCATAACTACAAGATAACAAGAATTGCACCGCTTGGCACGGTTATAGTCACACCAGAATTAATTGTTGGTGAAACTGAATGTGCGTGTTTATTGGCAGTGATTTCGTAATTTTGAGTAACATTTTGATCGTTCTCAAATACCCACTGATCGTTACCACCACCTGTAGCTCCAGCACCACCGCCAACGGCTGTAAAAATAGTACCATTAAATATCTCAGCTTCAGTTGTTGTTGAGTTAAATCTTATATCTCCAGCAGCAGGGCTACCAGGTCTTTGGGCTGTCGTTCCAACAGGTAATCTAAAAGCCGAAGTGTAATTATTGATTATTGGCCCTGTAAACGTAGCTCCTGTAAGAGTTGCCAAACCTAAATTAGGTAGTGTGATATTACCAACAGTTGTAAAAGTACCTGTTCCAGAACTAACTCCAGTACATATTTTTAATTCATTAGTCGCTGTATTTATATGTGGTTGAAATGCAGCTACGTTTTCTGCACCAGTTGGATCGCCACTACCAGAGTTTAAAGTCCTTAATGCTTCAAATATATCCTTCATCGCAGCACGGACTTCCGCACCAGTGCCGTTATCAGGATGGAAATTATTTCCTGTCTCTTTACCTGTCTCTACAACTCTAGCCATCTAACAAGAAATGTTTGTTCCCATTGTACTATCCTTTGCCAAATCCGACAGCTTGGAATGTAAATTCTTTTCCATTAATAGGACTTCCTCCACTATCTTTAAATACGATAGTAAAACCTGTGCCAGTTATATTAGATACTTGGAAAAATTCTCCAGCACCTAAATTAAGAGCAGTAATACCAATAGAAGGAGGATTGCTATTTACACCAGCGTTAAGTCCAGTAGCTCCTGTAAAGAAAGAATTAGTAAAGGTTACATTTGTAGATCCATTAGCTGTTAATACATTACTCTGTTCAGTTCTTCTTAATAGTGAAGCAGTAAAACCAAGTTCAGTAATCTTTATGTTTTGTGCTGGATCGTCTGAAGTTAACTCTGATTTAAATTTAAAACCTCTACCTTTATAAGTTCCATTAGCAAACGTATTAAATGGTTTATTAGTGAAATCTGAAGCTGTATAATTTGATCCGCTAGGAGCAGCAGTTGTTACAGCAACAAGTATTTTAGCATTAACATTTGTAGCTTCTGCTCCATCAAAATCTGTCCAAGTATCAATCAGTTCAGTTCTAGAATCAAATAAAGTACCAACATAAAATCCTTCTGTAAGAAAATGACGTTTGAGGTCTAAGCTAAATACACCACCTAAATCAACAATATTATCAAAATCATAATGACCTTTCATATTACGTTTAACTATCACATCTCCTGATGTAGTCAAAGCAGCACTGGCTGTTACCGTAAAAGTATTTGCATCTACAACAGAGGCAACTGCAAAATCTCCATCTACAGCATTACCAGTGTCATAATCTATTTCAACAACCTGTCCTTGAGTAACTCCATGAGAAGCAACAGTAAGAGTAACCGTTGTTCCTGATTGAGCATACGTTCCAGTTAACCTAGCTGGATTTGTAAGCATCAATGAATTACTTGGAGCATCAAAGTTAATATTAGTTTTATCGCCTTGAAACTTGGGATTATCATTATCTTCTCTTCTTGTTAATGCTGTAAGCTGAGAAGTGTTATCAGGAAGATCAATAACTATACTTGTCTCGCCCTTACTAAATCTACCTCCATCATCTTGGAATTTTAAAATGTATTCTCCTTCCAAGAAAGGAACAACAGCTTGTGTAGAGTTTCCAGGTAAAGCATCTATCAAATCAACTGCATTGGCAAAAGTTCCTGTACCATCAGTTTTTGTAGAATGTCTTACATAAACAAACCCACCATGAGTAACATCAATATCTTCTGATACGTTCCATCTAAGTCTCACTAATTTATCAGAAAATGGCTCCATTGTTAGATTCTTAACATCACCTGGAACGGCAGTTTTACCAACAGCATTGAATGTTATATCAGTAGAAGTAGCACTTAACTGTAAGGCTGCATTGTAGCTAAATACCTCTATCTCATATGTTCCAATCGAGGTGTTAAATATTTCAAAATCAGGAGCAGAAACAGTAGTTGATACAAAGTTTCCATTTTCAAATCTATAGTTGACCTGATACTGAGTTACACCCTCAATAGGAGCCCAACTTATTATTAATTTTGATACTGCCTGATTATTTATAACCACTATTCTTTCTTCAGCTACAAGTGCAGATGGAGGTTCTTTTGGAAGATTTAAAACAGATATAGTTCTTTCAGGTAGAGTAAAGTTTTCCTCTTCAATAAACCTGTATTTTTCTTCTACATACGATAATGCTGTGATTACATAGTTAATGCCATCCTCTTCAGTTACAGTTATAACTCTAAATTTCTGAGGTGTAGCATCGTCATTTTCTAGCAGCCAAACACTATTAGCATTAGGAACAGCACTTAAATTTCCTGAAAGTGGAATAACACCATTTAAAATATCACCAGAAACGTCTTTAGTTTCAACCGTTCCATCGGGCATGATTACTGACACTTTAGCGTTGTTGTCACTGGTTAAATCAGTTTCAGTAAAATCATCAACAGTTATGGTATTTAAGGTAGCACTTTTAATTCTGCCTCCCCTTCTAATTCCAGAACGCACAGGATCAGCAATTTCTATAATTGCACCTGGTCTTACAACTACACCAGAATCAATAGAAGTGGCAAACGTAACTACTTCCGATTCATGTTGTTCTGCAAAAAGAATTGATTTTCCTAATCTGGCTGCTTGTCCTCTAGAAGTACACCCAAAAGCCTTGACTTGTTTGGTTATTATTCCATATTTGTCTATAGCATCATCATCTTCAACAAGCTCAAAATCCATTTTTCTCGTATCCATGTTGAAATAAGAGACAGCTATTGCTGTATGTCTAGTTTTTAAACTTGAACCAGAATAACTAAATCCTTCTTCAGTAACATTGGCTAGGCTAAATAAATAACTACTGTCTTTAGGACTATCTTGAGCAAGCGTAATTGTTCCTGCTGTCCAAATAGGCATACAACGCATAATACCTGCTATCTCATTTATGAGATCAAAAGCTGATTTTGAAGATTGAATATTTACATTGCAACTAAATCTTGCTTCTTTTGCACTTCCGAAACCACTTCTAACTAATTCATTTGCAAATTTACTTGCAGTTACAAAAGAAAATAAGTCTAAATTTTCATAGCGTTTAGCATCAGTGCTCTGATCTGGGGAGATATGAACACCAAATCCGTACCTTTGATCTGTGAGAAGATCGAGTAGCACCATACTTGGGCACGAAGTCCACTGTGCTGCTCCCATAACTCCATTAAATATATAACCATCTGGATAAACTATTCGACCATTAGAATCTACACTTGGTGTTCCAGAATTGTTTGCACCTGCTCCTGGAATCTTAACCTTTATACCTCTAAGTCTAAATTTTCTAGAAGGTATAGAGGAAAACTGCATAGAATCTAATCGAAGTGACGCATATGCACTATTGGGATATTTATTATTAGAATCAACTACTGTTGTAAAACTTGTCCACCTAAATTCGTTTTGCAAACTAGCACTTGTGCTATCTTTTGTAACCCTACTAACCTTAATATCAACAGTATCTCCAGGATCTTTAAATATACCGTTATTAATATTTAAACTGTATTGTTTCTGATATGCGTCAACAGTTCTACCTTTAATAGTGTCATCAATTATTGTGGTATATCCACCAGAATTATACGAAAGAGCTATTTTTAGTCTTACTTTTGATCCAAGTATATCGCCATTCTTTTTTGCGTGTTGTATTTGAGGAAATGTTACTGTTACTTTGATTCTGTCTATATTTAAACTTTCTGTAGTAGTAGCTTGAATTTGCCTAATAACAGGAGTATCTTTTTTTACTACAACATCTACACTGGTTGTTGATGCGTTACTTAGTATTCCTTTTATTTTTGGCTGATCTGCTTCTCCAAATCTAGGAGTAAACTCTACATTTTGAAAATTAAAATCTCTTGATTTTGTACTAGCAGAATTAGCAGATGCTCTTAAAACAGGAGTATCATTTAGAAAAACATCTTTTAACGCAGCTTTATTATATGTGCTAGTATTTTTTGTTCTACCTTCTTTAGATGCAGTAGCAAAACCTTCTATTTCTCCTTCAGAAAATAAATCGAGAAAAGTACCAAACTGCCTACTATGAAGGGTATCTTTAGCAATAGTTGGATCGGGAGGTTTAGGTGGGCTAAATAAACCACCAGATCCGATAATATTTTTTGGTGAATTTTTCATTATCCTTTAACCTGATCGGTGTCTATTGCACCAGAAATTACTACAGATCCAGTAATAATTTCTCCGTACACTATAGGGACAGGAGTTCCTGCTCTACTTGTATTTTGAGTACCTGCAAAGTTAAAAGAAAGTCTAGGATCATCTTCTGGAAACTCAGGTGTTGGTACAGGAAATAATAAATCACTAACACCAGATAACACTAAAGATGTTCCAAGATATAAAGATGCTTTTGCTAAAAATCCTATCTTGGCAAATGGTACTGCTCCTGCTGCTACACCTTTTGCTGTAAAAGAGCCGAGAGTCATAGGAGAAAACATAAACGCACCAGCGATTAAGGCTGCACCAAATAATATTTTTCCAAATCCTCTACCAGCACCAGCTATAACAGGAACAATATGTACATCTTCTGTCTCTCCTATTGGATTCTGTAATTCTTCTTTATCAATCGCATAATCACCAATTTTTACTTGATAATATTTAGGATTCATATATGGTTCTATTTGAGGAAAGTTATTAACTAAAAAACTCATAACTTTTGGAATATTACTTGCTTGAATTTCAAATTCTTTATGACCTACAAATTCTGCAAGCTCACCGTATAACTTTAATTTACGCAACATAACGATACCTACCTCCAGTACATTTTTGTAACCATTGAGAATAAGGCTCTCTACAAGATAGTCTATCGGTTAAATGATGTAAAACATCTCCATTTAAGAAAATAGCTACATGATTTAAACCTGGCGATCCAATCGACATTAATATGGCATCACCATCTTCTAGTTTTTCATCTGCTCTTAACTCCCTAAAACCAGTTCTCCAAGCACAGCTTTGAAACAATGGATTCAAAAGAAATTCCTCTGGTGTTGTAGGTCTATCCCAATCCTTTAAAACAATATTCTTTTCTTCCTTGTACCAATCTCTTACTAAACTCCAACAATCCGTAACACCCCAAACCCACGGTCTGCCTAATAATGCTGGTTTATATCCACAAGGTTCTAAATATGCCCATTGTTCTGTTTTAGGGTTAACAATATGCCAGGGAAGATTGCTTTGTTCACAACTGATCTTATCTGCTTGACT